CCGATCTCTAAAAATGTTTATTAGGGCGTTAGCTGTACATTACCAAGCCAACAAGTTCACTATATATATTACAACAGAATCTTTCCGTTTAGTTTCCGCTATCTTTCCGGTATGTTTCCGCTTTTTTTATAAGCATGTAAATCAGGACAACCTGGTTGCATTTCATATCGATCCGCAAATTCATTGAGGGCGTTACGTTTTATTTCGGCATAACGACTGTGTTCATAACCAAGTAATGCCATCACATCATTATTATCCATATCTTCCAAATAACGGCATTTAATAATTTTTCGGGCAATTACACTGCACTTAGGATAAACTCGTTGAAACCCCTCTACTAAGTTACGAGAATCAATGTATTGAACCATCTTGTCCTCTAAGGCATTGGAGAAAGTCGGTGCTTTGGGTAACCCATCAAGGCTAGGTGATTTTAAGTCAGTGATGCTGATGTTAATTACTCGGACTGCTTTTTCTAAACCATACGTCAGAAAAGCATCCACATTTTCAGCGGTTTTAATTAAATCAACATCTCTGGATAATAATTTTATCTGTCGCACCTTACCCTCTCCAATCTACAATCAAGTCAATCAACACCAGTAATGCTAGAAACGGCAAAAACATAATAGCCCAGTACAAATTAGAAAATACTAGGAAGAATTCAATTGCTACACTTCCCCACGTTAACCAATTGCGCATTACGTCTCCTGCCTTCCATAAAAGATATTAGTTCCATAAAACAACTTAGATAAATGCTTATCATCATCAATGTGCTTATAAATTGTCTTAGGTGCAACCCCTAGGTCTTGAGCAATTTGTTTAATCGTATAATTCTTCAGTAACCGCAGTTCAATTTTCTCTGGGTCAATCTTAATGTAACGTGACCGACCGCCTTTGCTTTTAGGAAAACCACCTAAGGCGTTTCGATAAGCCATAATCATTAAATAATCAGCATCTAACGGATTAACAAAGTCTTCTAACGGCTTTGAACTCTTAAAATATTCAATTCCATATCGTCGTTCTAAATTATCTAAGTGTTTAGTAACTTCAAATTTTTGGGTCAGCGGGATCTTTTTGGAGGTCATGCTGAACACCTCCTAAATGTGCTGTTTCAAACGACTTTAACCGAGATAAATAAGTTTCGGCTTTATCTAAGTCTTCCAAGCCATTCTTCTTTTGATAACGGGTTAAATACTTAATAATGTTTCCGGTATAAAAGCCACGGACCTGATCTACCGTTAATAGTCCAGCTTCAAAACGGTCGAATAAGTCTTTACCATCGGTTCCTTTGTAATAATCTGGTTTCATGAATGTATCACTCCTAGAAAAATATTTGATAAATAAAATTGAATATTGATATTAGCGCTATTCCGTAAATTGTTCCCCGAAACATGGCTAAAAGATTTTCCTTCAATTTAGCGTGCTTGGGTTCAATATCATCAGAATTTATGTCAATTAAATAATCATTGTCCATCATGTGATTTTCATTTCTTAACGAAGCACTTTCAGCAGCCCCATAAAACAGACTAGTGAAATTCAACGGATGACGAATTATCATTGGGTGTTCTGAACTATGGAGTTTTGCGTCAAACGCATCCTCAACATTTTGATAGAACTTGCTATAATGTTGAAATTTTAATTCATACACATAATTATCGACCGGATAAGCGTTCTGAATAATTTGTTTAGTCATCGTCAAACTCCTTTGTTTCAATATAAAATGATTCGATTTTAGAGATGCAGAGTAATCCTATATCTGTTAGTAAGAAATCAAAACCATTGGCGCAACATCGCTCAACTTCGGAATTAATATCCTTTAAGTTTTGTTCAGTAACTTCTGGTTTATCGTAAGCATTGCAAAATTCTACGCCACTATCCATGCGGGCCACTATTCTAGTTAATTTCATTTTCCAAACCCCATAAATAAAATAACTCCTATCATTACAAATACTGGAATAACATTAGCGGCTATTCTCCAACTTTTGCTTTCAATTTTGTCATTGCTGACATATATCTGAATCGCTAAAACAGAAGTAAGCGCAAGGGCCAAAAGCTGATCAAAATCATTCATTACATCATTCATCAGTCGCACCTCTCGTAATTCCTGCGGAAAAACTCATCTGATAAAACATCAATCTCGCCTTTGTCGTTTTCTATAAACCAGTCGCCTTTTTCAAGAATCATGGGGGCATCGAATGAAAAATTCTTTTTAGAATTAGGTACTTTAATAAAACCTTTCCAGCCGAATTCTTGAAGTCCATATTTTTCTATCATCTCATTAGAACCATCAAACTGTTCAGCTTTGATGGTCGTTTTCTTTTTGTATTCGTGTAGCATTAGTTAATCACCCCAAACCATATATCCGGCAAATATCACTACCGGTAATAAATACGCTATCCATCGAAGCCATCTCGGTTTAATCTTAATAGCTGATGAATACCAATCGAATAATGCAATTAGAAAAAATATGCATAACCCGGTCCAAACCATCGCGACAACTATCTTTGGTGGCATTAATAAACCTCCTATCTTTATTTGCGTAAATCTACTTGTGCATTGTTTGGTACAACTGTAACGGTTCCGTTATGGCGAACTTCTAATCGACCACCTGTCGAATCATTACCACCGTTGTTGTAAGGATAGACAGTTACATTGTGATAAACGGTCTTTTGGTCACGATCATTAGTTACCGTTACAGTCTTAAATTTCCCTGTATCTGCCTAATTAGTGGCAGTTGTTGCTGACATATACTTCTGATTCATATTACAGCCCGAAAGAAAAAGTGGTATCAATGCCAACGACGATATAGCTAACACACGTTTTCTCATTACTCATCCTCCACCAGTTCGGTATTACGTAGCAAATCTTGGATCCAAGGTACAGCCTTAAATTCATTCTTATTAGCAATTGCAGTTAATTCATCCAATGTAAATTCTTGCTTTAATCCTTTATGAGGAGCACAAGCAAAGAATTTATGCCCCAGCGGGTTAACATCGTCATATTCAGTAGTTAAATACTGTTTGCCATTTTGAGAATTAAAGCCAACTAACCGTACTCGATACTTTGGTTCAGTAAATAGGACGTCATCAGGTGTATCAATTAATGATTTAGTTCTCATAAGAAAATCGATTAGTTTTTGTAAGGGAAGGTTAGTATCACCATCTAATTTTAGATTTCTCACATTATTTCCAAGAATAACGCGAGCAATTTTAAAATCACCATACCAAACTATTAGTTTAATAACATCGCCATTAGTGTTATCTTCATATACCTCAAATCCGTTGTTTTCTAGTCCTTCAATATATTCATCAATTTTCATTTCGATACCTCAACTTAAATTCATAGTTACTTACAATCTGCACTGGCTCATTTGACCAGCGTTTTTTTACTAGCCAATCTCCTAGGTGTAGTCGTTGACCGGCTAAATAAAATTCAAGCTGTTTTCTTAGCCGTTTAGTAATTCCATAACGGTTTAACTGCTCATCAGTGCCGTTAAATCGTTCTGCGTCAACGAATACTCGGCGGTAATAATGCTTAATCATAGGGTTCACATTCACTTGCCTTAACATCAGTTACCCGTTCTGAAGTGTGTTGCAATTCCAAAGTGTAAGTATTTTTCAGATGGTTAACCTCTAAAACATGATAGTGTTTACCCTGATAAGTCACCCGACCGCCAAACAGGAACCGATTCATTATTTCTTTATCTGTCATATTTATCAAACCCGTAGCCAACCAGCTTTTCTCTAACAATCTTCACTGCGTCCTCAGCCGACCGGGCAATTCCATGAATTACACCATGCTGAGTTAACATGTGATGAAATTGAATCTGGTCTTGGCGTGGCTTTCCTTTCTCATTCTTCACTTCGATGTAAAACACTCGCTGGTCTGACCACCGGAAACCGTAAAGATCAGGATGTCCTGAAGGCACCCCAGCGCTGAAGAAACGACCATCCGAAGTACGAACGTTACCGACGTTCACCCGAAACACTGTACAATGATGTTTTGACAGTGCCACTCGAATATCATTCTGAATTTTATGTTCAGCGGTCATTGGCTAATTACCATCCTTAAAATTGAAATCATAAACATCAGCCAATGATTTTAATTCACCCTTACTCACGCCAATCTTTTTAATAGACTTAGCGATTTTTAACATGGCAACGTTTAAACCAACATGATAGTAATAGTTGGCAAACGGATTGTCCTTTAGTCCTTCAGCTTTTAATACTTGACGCCAACGTGGTTTTCGTAAGATACCTAAATAGTCCAGATTTTTACGATTTTGTTTTCTTTGCTGTTGCTTACTGATTGCCCAGTAATGTTTTTCACTATTCATACGGATTAATCCACTCCTCACATAATTTGCAGACCTCGGTTAACACATCAGGGTCTGGATATAGTGTTGTAATGGTGAGCGTTCTTTTTCGACCAGTTACTTTAGTTGATACGTGAACACCATTACTATCTGCATCTAACTTGAACAGCCGATAAAATAATTCTCTATTGTTCATCATTAGTTCAACTCCACTTCTTCGACACTATCAATTGAAGCTCGAGGGATGATTACGCGGTTATTGCTTCGATTATGACCAACCAGGTAGTTACAACCAATGTCACGTAATGCTCGTTGAATATCTTGATAACTGCCCTTGTAGTTATAAGTATTCCCACCAATCGTGTTTATTCTTATCATTTATCAATCAACTCCGTCTGGTTGCTTTCAATAATCACGTGAATTGAAGCTGTTTCTTTCATCTCACGTAATTGGTTCAAACTCACATCTTTACCCAATGCTTTTAACGTAATGGTTGTGATGTCCTTGTTATCGTTTTTGAAACTGTCAACATCAGCATTAAATTCAATCTTTTGCATGTTGTTTTCCTCCTACTGGTAACGGTAGGTAACAGTAATTTTTACTTACCGTTACCGCCGATATTATTGATATGCCAATGGTTCAGAGCTTTTAGTAACGCTATTTCTCACATTTTCGCCAAAAACTTTTTTTGGCGCTTTCTCTGTCTATATACCTACTACTAATAACTTTTTATTAATATTAGTGTTACACCGTTACCAAAATCGCTATACTTACTGATATAACAACGTTTATAAAGGTAACGATAAGGTTAATTTAGCGTTACCTACTGTTACCTTGCGTAACCACGTTTTACTTCACCGTTAATTTTCTTTAATTTTTTTCTAAACCCAAACCGATTAACCATGATGTTAGAAATCTGATTGCCAATCCTACGGTTCTTAACTAAGTCAATCCCTGGAGCAACTGCTAACGATAAAGCTTCATTAGTGATGAAATCTTTATCCTTAAACTGGTTATTGAGTGCTTCATCAATCTTGTCTTCCAATTCATCGGTGTACATGAAGTTTTGACGATGTTCGTCTAATTCTTCTTCCTGTTCGTTGGTTAAAGCAAAACTGAAATCGTCTTTGTACAGTTGCATAGCTTCACCCCAGCACTGTTTAACGTAATCATCAGTTAAATCGGTAACTGGATGATGTTTCTGCCGGGCTTTACTAACATGAAGCGGTAAGAATCGTCGTTCACCAGTTTTATCTTTCAAGTAGTACAGCTCGTTGGTTGTTCGGGCCATGACGAAATTCTTCGCAAAGCGTTCCGCTTGGTGACCATATGGTTTTCGGTATTCAAATTCCTGTAAGGTAATAAACTTCTTCAGGATTTCAAAGCTCGCATTATTCGTGGCTGTCATTTCATCGTCGTTAATAATTAACGCCCGTCGCATCACCGCATAATCATCTTTATTATCAAAAGTTGAGAATTGGTCCGTGTAATAACCTAACGGGGCAATCTTTTGTAAGAATGTTGTTTTTCCGGCTCCCTGACCACCAACTAAATCTAAGACGAAATCAAACTTAGTCTTTGGATTGTGAGCTTTAGCCACTGCACCAACAAAGAATAATTTAGTAATTAATTGGGTAACCGTGGTTTCTTCAACTCCCAGATAATCGCCCATGATATGGTTTAATCTTTGCTTGTGGTCCCAGTTCTTATAAGCATCATCAAAGTAATCAAGAACTGGATTGTAACGATGACGCATCGCAACCACTGTAATGGCACTACGAATCTTTTTGTTATCAAATAACACCCCATAATCGGCATTATCTTCAATGTATGAAGCAATCTGGTCAACGTAAGCATCGACTAACTGACCAGTTTTAAACATTAATTTGCTGTTAGACTTCACGACATCAATTTCAGTCGTGAACTCATTGAATTGGAAAGTATCTTTTAGAATCGGATCTCTTTCCAAAATGATTTCGATGTTCACTAGACTGTTACTCTTTGGCCGACCATATTTATCAACCTTGAAGCCCCAGTTATTTTCTTCTTTACTGGTCAACTTGCTAAGTTTTTCTGCATTCTTTTTATCAAATGGCACTACCTTGTCATTTTTTTCACTCAACCGTTTCACCTCTTCTCCTGATTTCCTTTTTGATCATGCTGTTAACCGTTGTGACGACTTCGTTATCAGTTAGGCTATATTCAGTCCGGCTGTTAGCAATTCTGGCTAATTCTAAGACTGTTTCTGGTTCAACGTTCCGGAATAACAATCCGCCGGCAAATGAAGCCAAAGCGTTATTTCGACCTCCAGTCGGCCCCAAGCCATTAGCAATCTGACCAAACAATTCGGAAGTTTGCGTCTTACCTTTCGGGTGGTACCGTTCAATCTGTTTATTACTAATCTGTGGCTTCCCTTTTTCTTCAATCAGCTGGATTAATTCTTCATCCGGTTCAATCATCGGTTTGTGGTTAAGCCATTTATAGGCTTTCTCATCAATAATTGACGGTGCTACCACTACGTAATTGTTTGGGTGGGCCTTAATATCCACTCCCGGTAAGAAGCCAATGTTCTGAGTAATC